ATTGTTGCGGGGCTATCGTATTATCTGTCTATGAAGCTGCCTGACGCGCTACCTCGCATGGAAATGCTTAAAATGGCTTACGAAGAGCAGTGGAATATGGCGGCGGATGAAGATAGGGAAAAGGCTCCATTAAGACTGGCTCCTAGACAGATGTTTTTCTGAGGTGACGTATGCCTAATCGGTTTGCGTCGGGTAAAAAAGCTATCGCGGAGTGCGATAGGTGTGGGTTTAGGTATAAGTTGAAAGAACTGCGCTCTTTGGTCATTAAGACCAAGAATGTGAATATTCTGGTCTGCCCTACATGCTGGGAGCCCGACCAACCGCAGCTTCAGCTTGGTATGTACCCTGTGGACGATCCACAGGCATTGCGTAACCCGAGACCGGACACAAGTTACGTGCAGAGTGGTTTAAACGATGACGGTAACCCGTCAAGTGGTAGTAGAATTATCCAGTGGGGATGGGCACCCGTTGGGGGCAGTAGAGCAAACGATGATGGTTTGACGCCCAATAATTTAGTGCTGAATATAGAGCTTGGCACTGTTACTATTGTGACTACTTGAGGATTGCGAAATGAAACACAAAGACGCGGCTAAAGACAAGCCAATGATGAGAAAAGTGGCTAAGGAAGAAGTAGGTAAGCATGTGAAGAAAATGCACGGAAAAAAGAAAAAATTTGCTGCGGGTGGTAAGACAAATGAGGACATGTTGAACTATGGGCGCAACATGGCTAAGGTTATTAACCAGAAAAAGCCTTCTTTCACCTATAAGAGCCGGGGGCGGTAATGGCAAAGTCTAAATACAGCATGAAAATAGGCGGTAAGGAAGTAGGGCCAGCGACTGTTTACGCTCCTCCGCGCGAAGGTTACGGCAATAACGGGTATCCGAATAACATACCCAATACACAGACGAGCCGTACTCGCGGAACCACGCACACTACTCGTGGCAATAGCCACAGCAAGAAGATGGGCTAATGAACTATACCGATTTATCTAAACTCATTCAGGCGTATACGGAAAATGAATTTCCGCAGACGGTTAGCTCCGTCACGTCTACTGAGCAGATAGATGCGTTTATTCAACAGGCAGAACAGCGGGTTTATAACAGCGTTCAGTTCCCTTCTTTGCGCAAGAATGTGACAGGCGCAACCTCTGCAAGTAATAAATACTTATCCTCACCAAGTGATTTTTTAGCGGTGTACTCGTTAGCGATAGAGGATTCTGGGTCTTACGAGTATTTGTTAAACAAAGACGTGAACTTTATCCGCGCAGCTTACCCAAGCCCGACGGATACTGGGGTGCCTAAATACTACGCTTTGTTTGGCCCTACCACGACCAACGCTACTCCTCCTGTGATTACTAATGAGCTGTCTTTTATTTTGGGGCCTACTCCTGATGACGCTTACACTGTGGAATTGCATTATTACTACTACCCCGAGTCTATTGTTACTGCCAGCACAACATGGCTTGGGGATAACTTTGATTCTGTCTTGCTCTATGGGGCTTTGATGGAAGCAGCTACATTTATGAAATCTGACCCGGACACTATAGCCAACTACCAGAAACGGTATGACGACGCCCTTATGATGGCTAAACGCCTCGGAGATGGTATGGAGCGCACGGATGCGTATCGGTCTGGGCAAGTTCGGTATCCGGTGCCCTGATTATGGCGTTTACCGGCAATTACACTTGTGATGGTTTCAAACTTGGCCTTATGTCGGCTGATTTTGATTTTGCTTCGGGTACGACAGACCAGTACAAAATAGCTTTGTACACAAACTCCGCTACGTTAGATAACACGACAACCGCTTACACAACGAGTGGGGAAGTTGTAGCTTCCGGATACACTGCGGGGGGGTCTTTGGTTACCCCAACCCTTTCTTCCAGTAACGGCACAACGTATCTGGATTTTAATGATGTTTCTTGGACGGCAATTATAACTGCGCGTGGGGCGTTAATTTATAAAGTAGGTGGTAGCAACACCGCTATGTTTGTTCTTGATTTTGGGTCGGATAAAACTTCTACAGCGACTTTCCAAGTAACTTTCCCTACACCTAGCGCTACCACAGCTTTAGTAAGACTTTCTTGAGGACTAAAATATGAGTAAAACAAATAGTGAAAAAGTAGCTGCTGGGGGTGTGTTTACTGCGGCTTGTTATGATAAGGACGGCAATCTTAAATGGGAAGCCAAGTCGCCTAATTTGGTGGTGAATGTAGGTTTGCAGGACATGAACACAAAATACTTTAGTGGCTCTGCGTATACCGCTGCTTGGTACATTGGGATTTACGGTGCCGCCGCTTCCAACACGCCCGCCGCTGGTGATACGTCTGCTTCGCACGCAGGATGGACTGAAGTTACAGCCTACAGTGAAGGAACCCGACCTGCTGCTACATTTGGTACAGCCACTACCGCAGACCCGTCGGTTATAAGTAACAGCGCGTCACCGGCTCAGTTCACCATGTCGGGTACGACTACCGTTGGCGGTGCGTTTTTGATTAGTAATAGCACCAAGGGCGGCTCTACTGGCGTTTTGTTTTCGGCTTCCGACTTTCAAGCCCCGGGCGATAGGTCTGTAATTAGTGGGGATATTGTAAAGGTTACATACCAGTTTAGTTTGGATGCAGCTTAATCCTTACAGGTGATGGAGGATGGCAGACACAATCCAACCTTTATTTGGTATAAGTGGATTTTCGTTTGCGTCTTTTTCAGGGCAAGAAGATTCTGTAACAGCGTATGATAATTCTGTAACTGAGACTGCTACAGGCACAGATACAGTAAGTAGTTTAGCGGTATTTGGCAGTTCTGTTATTGAACTTGCCACAGGGACAGATACAGTAAGTAGTTTGGCGGTGTTTGGTAGCTCTGTTACTGAGCTTGCGACAGGAACGGATGCGGTAAGTAGTCTAGCGGTATTTAGGAGTTCTGTTGCAGAAACCGCTACTGGCACGGATACAACTAGTTGTATTTTGGTTTTCCCTGCCACAATTACCGAGTCAGCTGTTGGTTTGGATTCTGTAAGTAGTTTAGCGGTATTTGGTAGTTCTATAAACGAAACTGCCACAGGTACGGATAGAGTTAGTAGTCTTGCAGTATTTGGCAGCTTGGTAGCGGAGACCGCAACGGGGGCGGATTCTGTAAGCAGCAGGATGGTTTTTGGTAGCTCTGTTACTGAGCTTGCGACAGGAACGGATACAATAAGCAGCTTGGTGGTGTTTGGTAGCACTGTAATCGAAACGGTTACAGGGGAGGATACAGTAAGTAGCCTTGGGATTTTTGGCAGCTCCGTGTCTGAAAGCGTTTCGGGGTACGATGTAGTTAGTAGCTTGGCAGTATTTGGGGCTTCAATACTTGAAAGTAGCTCCGGTGCGGATTTAGTAACGTGTAGTTTTATGTGGGAAGTTATAGACACGTTTGAGACATCCGACTGGGGCAACATAAACGCATCACAAAGCGTTACGTGGGGGGCGGTAGATACATCGGACACGGCAACTTGGACAAATATAGACGCATCACAAACGGTAACGTGGGATGATGTTTCTACAGATATAGACCCTAACTGGTCTAATATCAACACTAGAGAATAAGGTGTATACATGGCGCTAGTATTAAAAGACAGGGTAAAAGAAACAACTACCACAACAGGTACGGGCACTCTTACCTTAGCTGGCGCGATGTCTGGCTTTCAAGCCTTTTCGGTTATTGGCAACGCGAACACCACTTACTACGCTATATATGAACCTTCGGGCACTGCGTGGGAAGTAGGTATTGGCACATACACGCTGGCGGGTACTACGCTTTCCCGAGACACTATTCTTGCTTCTTCCAACGCAGGCGCAGCGGTTAATTTTGGCGCTGGTACTAAGGTAGTATTTTGTACCTACCCTGCGGGCAAGTCTATTTATTACGATGCCAGTAGTAACTTACCTGTTACAGGGGCGCTTAACGTCACGTCAGCCAGTGCAACGTCCCTAGCGGTTGGTCTTACAGGCGCAACGAATCCAGCGTTTACAGTAGATTCCTCTACAGCATCACAAGTTGCCGGGTTAAAGGTCACTGGCGCAGCCACAGGCGGCACTGTAGCGGTTGTGGCTACT